GCCCGAGTCGGTCGGATTCGATCAGGTCATAGAGCCTGCGCTTGGCGACGTTGCGTAGACTCGCACGCACGATCCCTTCGACATTGGAAACGATGTTCTCAAGCGTGTCGTTGAGGTTCTGTGTGCCGCCCTTCAATCGCTTGAAGATGCCGCCTCTGCGTTCAACATCCGGGCTACCGATAGCCTCAGTGACGCGCTGGAAGGGGACATAGTTCTTGTAAATCTCATCCCACAACGAGCGCGTACTGTCGTTCAGGATGCCGCTCGCTTCGGCAAAATCCAGTAGCCGCGCATTGAACTTCTGGAACTCGGCAAAGGCACGTTCAATGTCAGCGCGGCGGTCAACCTTGTCAGGCAGCGCAAGCAGCGCCTTGATCTCGTCATCGGATAGATGGTGTTCCTTTGCGAACGTCTTCAGTTCTTGCGCACGACGGCCGACAAAGTAACCCATCGTTTCAGGCAGTACGTCTGCAATCGGCTCAAGGATCTGCACCAATCCAACACCAGTCGGAACCAGATCGCCAGCCTTGCGGGCGATGCCGTCCGTGATGCCATCCTGACGCTGCCAAGTGAGCGTGTTCTTGTTGATGAACTGATTGGCGATCATCCGACCGCCAGCAAGCAATCGCAGGCTCTTGTACGGCGATACGGTGGCATCCTGAATGTCACGAGCCAACTCACGTTCGATGACTTTGGCAGCCTGCAAGTAATCCGCAGAACGCGCTATTGAGCGATCGACAATGCGATGCGTCAGGTGCGCGAGCCGCGCTTCCAGAGGGTATTCAGGCTTGCCGATCTTTGACAGTGCGCGTTGCTCTGCACCCTGTTGATACCAGGTGTGCATGACTTCCTGCGCCTTATTCAGCCGGTCGAGAATGCCGAGCCGACGCGCTTCTTGTACAAAGGCGTCGTAGAACTTCGGCGCCCGCATGGCCGCTTCGACTTCCTGCGTCATGTACAGGCGACCGAACTCGGCAAACCCCTCGAAAATCTTCTTCACGTCATAGGAGACGCCCTTCAGTTCTTCGCGAAACTCTGGCCGGTGATAGAGCGCACGCATCGGCCCATAAGTGCGATCGAGCCAGTGGAAGAATTCATGGGCAGTGACTTCCAGATCGTTGAATTTCTTGACCCTGACCTCGCCGGTCTTGGGACGATAGAAACCAAGCATCCGGCCCTTGAACGGCTTGCCCTGATAAATCTTGACGCCGAAGATACGCTGAATCAGATCCATCGCCACTTCACGACGAATCGGCTTATCAGTTGGAATATCAACTGCACGCTGCGCCTGTGAGCGAGCGCCGAGCACCACTTGGCGACCAGCAGGCGCTACTGCGGGTGCACCTACTGACTGGAGCAGCGGAGCGTAGGTGGCACCAGCTTGGCCCTGGACTGCACGAGATGCCTGGACGCCCTCATCCTCAATATCCGTCTGAGCCGCCCGTGCTTCCGCCTCTTCGCGGTCGGCCTGTTGCCGGAACAGGTCGCCTGCAGGTGCAGCAGTGGGTGGAACAGCCTCTCTGCCGATACCGCGCTTACGCTCTAGTTGAGCGTTTCTCCGGTTGAGCGCCGCTTGCTGGTCGATGTCCTGGCCGAAGAAGTCGCGGGCGGCGAGGACTTCAGCCGTTTCGCCACTTTCCGTGCGACTGCTGCCAACCGCTGCGTTCTGGTCATGGACATCGAGAAACTCCTTGAGGGCTCGCAGGAATCCTGCATCGTCACTTTCGTACTGCTTGGCGAGGCGCTCGAAGGCTACCTCATCAATCTGTGCCACTTCTGCAGCAAGCGCAACTTCGTAACGATTGTCAGGCGTTGGCGTCAGCTCTCCGTCCTGCACAAGTTCTTGATTCGTTGGCAAGGATGGCGTGATCCGCAGTCGGAATGAGGCGATCTCAGCCAGGTAATCGACAAGTTCCTGCTGCACTGGGCCGAGCCTCTGTCTAGCCAGCGCCTTGCCGACGATCTGCTTGACCTCGCCTTCGCTGTACTGACCGGGACGGCCGCGCCACCAGTCGGAGCGCGGTAGCCATGGCGTGCGTCCGGTACTGGTCGTGTCCTCGAAATTCGCACTGAGCCGCCTGCCACCAACCGTATCCCAGCCGGTCTCGTTCAGCATCTTGGTGAGTTCGGCACGCAGCGGTTCGTCGTCAATTACTCTTTGCCGCAGTGCAACAAGGGCATCACCGGTCAGCGGTTCGTTGAAGTCGCGTTCAACGGGCTGCGTCGGCTCTTCCTGCACGACCTCAAAACCGGCTGGAATGGCCCCTTGGATCAGGTCTTGAGGCTTCTTATCTGTAAAAACGAATTCGTGGGGACCACGATGACCTTGAGCCGCATGTTTCGCGATTACTTCTGCCGGAAGTCTCACGGCAGTCACTTTGCCGAATAACTCGGCCAGTGCTAGGTCAGTCGTCCACCATTGACCACGGGCAGTTTGTTCGGCTCCTTCGCCTCGATACAGCGTAACAATGTCACCGGGCCGCATCGTTTGCCATGTCGTTACAGGTTGTGCTGTGGGCGCTGCTGCCTCGATCGGTGCCTGTGGCTGTGCTGGGACGGGGGCAGCCTGAGCGGGCGCTGCAGGCATCTCTGGAGCCTCAGAGACGATCTCAAAGCCTTCTGGCAGGGCTTGGACAGGTGCAGTCTGACCGGAGACCCCATAACCCTCTGGAGTGACGAACGCCTCTGGAGCCTGCCCAGGGGCTTCTGGCGGCTCACGACGCGCAAGGGCTGCGGTACGAGCTGCATTGATACCGATGGCAGCCACGCCCTGAGTACCAGCCAGAAGGATCGTCTGAGCGACCGTGTCCTCGACCAGCCGTTTCCATTGGTCGAGTGTAAGAGAATCCGACACCCCCTCGATTTCTGCCACTTTCTGCTGAACGATATTGGTGGCTATCTCGCTCGGGATTTCGACACCGAGTAGTTGGCCGATGAACTGTAGGCTGGGAGCGGCGCGCAGCAAAACAGCTTGTGGACCCAATTCCCCGACTGCTTCGACCATTCCGGTGACAACCGCGTAAGCCTGTTTCTGTTCAGGCGTCAGGTCAGGCCGGTCAGCGACTTCGGCAAAGCCACCACCGTATTGCGACAGGCCGGCAATGAAAGCGCCAGCCGAAGGGCTTCGCGTGACAAGCGTTGTGGCAAGAGCGGCAACCGATGTCGGGATGCTCCGTAGTGTGCCGAGAATGTTGGCTTGGGTGCGGCTGGCATCCTTGGGCTGGGTCAGTTCCAGTTCTTCCTCACCAGCCTGACGTAGTTTGCGGCCGGTTTCGCCGACATTAACGCCAAACAACTGCGCTACTGGTCCGAAACCCTCTTTCTCGATCGCAGCCTGCGCGCCTTCGAGAATGCCGCCGGCAGGGATCAGAGTACCGCCAGCCAGAGCACCGAGCGCAGCTTCACCACTTGGCAGAGGCGGTCGGAAGGGTTCGATTGGATGCGACATCTGCCGTTGACCAGCAGCGGTCCGTGCAGCAGAGATTCGCGCACTGACATCGGCAACGCCGGGAGCGATCTCAGGAATTGTTTCGTACTTCTGCCACGGTCCAGACTGATATTTTTCCCATGGCCCTGACTGATACGCTTCCCACGGACCAGCCATTACTCGACCTTCTTCCAATTGGAAGGTTTAGACGGATCTCCACCATTAAAGCGATAGCCGTCTACAACCTCCCCAACTTTCGGTCCTACTTTTGACGGCAATGCTCCACCTCGCGCTTTCTCTTTCGCAAGCGCACGATTGGTAGCTTCTGACGGGGTAATCTGCCCGCCACCATCTCTGAAGATGCGCGAGGCATCGGCAGCAACCCGTTGAGCACTGGCACGGCTATCTGGATCGGTGATGCTGAACTCGCCAGTGGTCGGGTCATACAGACCGCCATAGGCATTCACGACCTGCCGCCAGATCAGACTCTCTGGCGCAGTCGATTCAGAACCAGCATCAGCTTCGGGAGCCAGTTGCTCAGCACCCAAGTTCGCAGGACGAATCTCGCCAGTCAGTGAGTGTTGCCGGTAGAGACCGGCCTTGCCACCGACGACGCCCTTGAACGGCTGACCCCACGATCCTTGCGCTCCTGCAGGCTGGTCATCAAAGGCTTCCTGACCAATGGCGTCATCAGGATCCTCGAATACTGGCTTACCGCCACGATTCACCTTGACCGGAGCACCACGCTGTCTGCCTGCCGGTGGCCCTACGCCAGCCTTCGGTGCGTGCTTGGTCCGCACCTGATCGAAGAACATCGCAGCCTGTTCGTCGCTCCACGACTGCCATGGAATCTGCTTGGTATCGAGTGCCGACGTTACTTCTGGGAGTTCATCGAGCGCCTTGCGCGGACTGCCGGAACGCAATGCCCACTCGGCAGTCAGATACGCTTCCTGATTGCGCTCCCGATCTTCAGTGCGCGTGTCTTCCTTGGCAACCCGCGCATCCTGCTTGGCATCGCGACCGCGCTGATATTGAGTCTCTTCAGCCTGCAATGCCTGCAACTGCCGATAGCGATTGCGATTCTCTAGCATCCCGGCAATCTGCGGTACGTCGCGACCGATCGGGTCGATACCGCGAGCGATCTGGTCGTAGATGCTCATTGTGGCCCCCTGGACCTGCCAAAGCCGCCACCGCCGCCACCAGGAGCCACACCAGCAGGCGCTCCACCACCAAAGTAACCGCCACGCAGCAGCAGGTAGTTGTTGAGACCGCTATTCAGCGCACCCGTGATGCTGTTCGCCTGTCCGAGAACGCCACTTGCACGAGCCGTTCCCTGCGCAGACAGCAACTGCGAGACATTCGATCCGGTTGCCGATGCGGCATTGCTAGAAGCATTCGCAGCATTCTGACCGATCCCTGCGATGGTCGCGAGACGCGAGAAGAAGTCTCCAAACTCAGTAGATGCGAGATCGCTCGCATATTCGGTCTGCGCCCGCACTGCATTACCAGAAAGCGCGCCGCCACGCGATGCAGCACTGCGATCAATCGCCGCAACGCCTTCGCGTTGCCGGAACTGGTAATCCGGCGATGCCGTGAATACCGATAGGTCTGGACCGGCTGGACTTGTAGCTGCTTGCGTACCAGACGCATCAGTCGGTAAACCGTAAAGCTGGGAAATCTGATTGAGTGCGCCAGTACCAGCCGTGCGATAGGGCTGCTGGAAGCCCATGATGGTGTCGAACTGACGACGCTGTTCGACGATAGCCGCAGCATCTCCGGCAGCCTGCCTTTTAGCTGCTTTCTTGCTCGCCTTTTTACCAAAAATGCCACTGATAAGCGAGGCTCCTGCTATGGCTGTACTTACCCATGTCATTGCTGATACTCCAAGTGCGCTACAAACTGTTGTTCCAGATTTTCAGGGATGATGATTTCAGCCTCGATCATCTCGACTTCAATCAACTCAGTCGCGTGGAACGTAATGAGCCGTGAATCAACGTGCGCGTAGATCGCCCGCTTGGTACCAGCCACAGTGATGAACACTTCGCCAGCCTCAAACCGCTTCATGCCAGCAGGTGTCCAGGCCGTGATAACTCCTGACAACAGCACAAAGAAGTGACTTTTGCCGTGCATCTTGCCGACTACGACAGACTCAGCAGGCATGAACAATTCGCGTGCATAGAGCCCGTCAGCAAAACGATGCGTAACCGGCAGATCAGTCGTAAGTCCGGTCGCATTCATCGCCGCTTCGAGCGACCTGATCTGCTCAAGCGTCGGCACCTTTGGCAGTATTTGGACCGGCGCATCAAGTTCTTTCAGCGCAACATCGGTCAGATGCTCCGCATGAGCCTCGTACAACACTTCCCTGACCGCTGTGCTGATCTGCACTTCAGAACTCCCTGATACCGCGCGGGTTGCGACCACGCCGCAGGAACGACAGCAGCGCGTAGTTGTTCATCGGTCGCCGTGAGATAGGCGCAGCAGGCAGGGGCAGCTTCGGATTTCGCCTCGGCATACCGCCCTCGAATGGGATTGGTCGAAATGGCATCAGAACTCCTTCAGTGCTTTCTGACTGGCAATCCAGTTGGTCACGTATTCCTTGACCTGTTCTATCACATGCGCCTTGCGCTCCTGTAATAGCCCAGGATTGACGACCAGCGCCGTCGCCATGATCGTGTCCCTGATCGTGGTCGGATGCTGCTGTGCCTGATCGGCCGGAACCTGATCCCAACGAGCCTGCAACACGACGCACTTGCCGTTCATGTGCGGATCAGAGGATGGAATAGGTTCGACGATGACGACAATCTCGCTCATGGAAGTAGAAACCCGCCACCGCCGCCACCGCCACCGCCACCGCCACCAGTGTCGCCGGCTCCGTCAGCCGGTGTCGTCACCTTGCCAATATAGTAACGCCCATCATTCGCAGTCGCAGTGCTGGCGTTCGTTGTAGCAAGGTAGGTCACAGCCCCACCAGCATAAGTGGGATCATCTGCATAAATGTAGTACAGAGTGGAAAACGCCAAACCAACAATCGAACCAGCGTTGTACGACACCGAGCCAAATCCGAACTGGACGCTATGAGCCGTAATGCTGATCGTGACACTGGCTCCGACATCAGCGGCGGTCACTGGTTGCACACTCTGCGTCGATTGCTTATTGCCGCTCGTCAGCAACGGCAACAGCCTCTGACTAGAAGCCCGTCCGGTATCGCCAATGTGCGTTACCAGTGTCGGAATGATCGCATCGCGTCCGTACACCGGTTCCTGCTGCTGATCGCGAAAGTCCATCAGTCTCAGCTCATCGCGCATGAACGCATAGAACCACGGCCCGAATGATTCCCACTTCATCTCGCCTTTCGGAAATCGCAGCGGAATTCTTTTGATCGAAGTCACGAGTCGCTGACCTCATAGTCGATCTGCGTGTCCATCAACACGAGTTGTACTGGATCAGATATGTGCCAGCGATACACGCGATCCTTGCTGCGACCCAATCCAGTCCAAAACACTCGATGTCGGTACTGACCGATAGCTCCAAGATGACGAGTCGGCGCAGTCGTCCAAGTCACACCGCCATCATCACTGAATTCCAGAACAATGCCGGGCAGCGAACCTTGTCCAGTGACCAGCCCAACGCCGACCTTGACGATCAACTCGAAGCGATTATGGAAAACCCAGCGGCCACCTTCATAGACAGGGGGATACGTCGCTTCGCAGCGGAGCGTTTCGCCCCACTCGTCAAAGACTGATGGATCAATGATGCCGATCTTTCCGCTTTCATAATCCTGAACGTAATACAGGCCGTCGAGTTCGGCGATGTCGATGACTCGCCACGTTTGCGCAGGGTAAGTGTCCCTTTCATGCCATTCCTGTGTGGTTGCATCGTAAATCCACGTTGCCTCCGCGAATCTCAAAACATAGAACTCATGCCCTTCGCTCTTGAACGTGAAAGCCGAAGGGATCGAGGTATAGGTCCTGAACTTCTCTTCAGTGCCATGCGTCGAAATGCGCTGCCACACGTTGCCGACCAGACGGCGCACTGTGCGATCATTGGCATAGCAGAATTCGGTATTGTCGAGCTTCGCCAAGCCACCGAGCGCACCGATCTCGTAGAACGCATCCTGCATACGCTCGAACGGGAAATTATTGGCACCGCTGTTCCACCAAGTCTCGCCGCTCTTGGTGCCCATGAGCGTGATCTGGCGCAGATTCACGATCAGGCCAACCAGATTGTCTGGCGAACCCTCGGCAGTGGCGAACTTCAGTGCATCGAATGCGAGCGAGTACAAGTCACTTGAAAAGAATCGACCGCTATTCGATTCAACAAACACAAAGTAGCCGTCGAGGAAATCGACCATCGTCGCGCCGCGACTGGTGAAATCCGTATCGGTGATCTGCGTGATCGTTGTGCCATCGGTCGAATAAGCATCCGGGTTGGTAACGACCACCAGATTGATACCGTTCTCAGCCATCGACACGGGGCTTGTACCAGGAATCGAGCCGATACTTGTGACCGACGATTCAACCCGATACAGCGATGTCCCTGAGACCGCATAGAGTTTGTTCTGGAATACATGCAGCCCGCGTCCCGGTCCAGTACCGACATCCTTATGAGCACGAATGCCGGGCGAGCGCAACAGCGAAATCGGACCCTTCGCAGTGAGCGGATTCTGTTCGGCAAAGACATTGGAAAGCCGCTGCACCACATTGGGGACGTGGCGCTGGTAGCTTGAAAACGGAAGCTGCATCAGTAGTAGTCTGTGCTGAGTGTCTGACTGACGTACTTGGTCGCCAGCACCTTACGCAGTCTGCGCTCGGCCGGTGACATCGGGTCCATGAACAGGCTGCCAAACATCAATAGTGTGCTGCGGCGCGGCTCAGGGATTGCAAACTCTTCGACCGACAATGCAGCCAGCATGTCGATCATCGGCTCCTGGCAGTTCTCGGGAACGTCGTCATCGACCTCGAATGGTGCCAGTTCCTCACCCTGCAGCATGGCGTGCAGACCTGCGTACTTGGTGATCAGTTTGTCATCCTCTTCGGCGCCAAGAGATCCGCCGTCTGCAAGGATTCGGAGCTTCCTTGCTGTGGCAATGCGAAAGTTTGCAGGTGTCAAGACAGTTACCTCACATATGCTGTGGCAATCATAGCTACTCGCGGCCTCGTTCCTTGATTCCGCAAAACTCCATGCCTTACCCCATTGGGTACAAAGACAGTTAACCCAGCTTCCGGTGTAATCGTCTCCAACACATTGTCGTTGTCATCCAATATGTGAAGCGGTGCCGGAACATCGCCCGGATCAACATAATGGATCAATGTGAGAGCCGTATCGACCTGATGAACGTGGGGGTACCCAACATCCCATCCCGGCTTAGGATCTGGCAACATCACATTGACCCATGTTCGGATGCTGACAACCGGGAACCCAGCTTCTACAAACGCTCTGTGTGCCCTTGTCTTGAATCGTGCCAGTTCTGGTGAATCATCCTTGACATTCTCTACGCGCCCACGTCCTTGCCAGACTCGCAACACGTACCCCAGCAAGTCGAGCGGTTCCCAAAACTCTCGACGGATCATAAAGACGGCCCCACCATTGCCGATGGGGCCGCCCCGTACCTCACGGATTATGCAACCGCGAGGGATTCGTCCACAGCGTAGTACACCGCGATCGCCACCGAACCAGCCGCGAAGGTGGCAGCGGTCGCCACAGTCGTCAACTGGATCTTGGTCTTCTTGGTGAAAAACGGGTGAACACCTGTTGCCAAAAGGCCGGCAAGCAGGAAGCCGTTGCCGAGCACCAGCACGTTGCCGAGCGCAAAAGCATCGCCCGTCATTACCCCGAGATTGCCGAGACCATCGGCATCAAGCGCGTCGTAGGTGCCAGTGCCACCATTCGCCGCCCAGCCGATGTCGAGGTCCAAGGTCTCAATGCCGGTATCCATGTCTGAGGCATACAACATGCCTCCCAACACCTTCGCACCGGCTGGCAACCAGCACAGTTCGTAGGTGTCGGCAGCGACCGGATTGACCGCAATGGCGAGTTCGCCATACGCGACTTGCAGCAAGCCAGTTCCGTGTGTTTTGAACACCGGGAACGTGGTTGCCGCACGAGTTGCAGCAAAAACTGTCATTTCAGTGCTCCTTATGCGTCAGCCACAGCGGCTGCAAAAATGGTGTGCAATCCGTGCTGAACGAGATCATCACGGTCCCCTGCTCCCTTGCCGAAGAGCAGTTTCTTGATGTCGCGGATTTCCTCTGCTCCGGCACCCTTCTTGGCACCGTAGTCGCGGACGTTCTCGATCATCTTGGTGCGCTGCGCCCAGGCGATGCCGAGACACTGTGCCCCGCACAGATAGTTCGGACCCACCTGAATGCCGGCCGCACCGACGCCAGGGAGAAGACCAATATCAGGGACTTCACGCACGATCACGCCGTCCCAAATCAGGTCGCCGCCAGTGAACAGCGGATTGTCCCGTCCGCGTAGCGCCGCATCGCGATTGGCCTGCTGAACCGGAGTGTCCAGCGAGAAATCACGGAATGCCAGCGAGTTCGCGAACAGCACATACCACTCTTCATCGCCATCGACCTTGATCGGACGAATCTTCGGATTCGCCGTCTTGGCACGACGCTTGGACAACGACACCAACGCACCAGTGAGTTTGTCTGCGGTGTTGTCGATGGTAGCCAGCGAGGTTGAGGAGTCGTTTGACACATGGTTTGCGACCAA